TGTTTCAGACTTGGAAATAACAAAATGCTGCGGAACGTGTCTAATTAACTGAGCCTTGAGGCTCTTTTTTTTGGCTATTTAGTCTTACGTAGTCTTACAAAGGGGCATTTATGGCAACACTTAAAGAGCCTGTAAAAATCTTTATAGTTCAGTCTCTTGCTTGCTTTGAAACCCCTCAACAAGTTGTAGAGTCTGTAAGACAAGAATTTGGTATTGAAATTGAGCGTCAGCAAGTCGCTTCTTATGATCCGACTAAAGCAACGTGTAGAAATGTAAGCAAGAAATTAAAGGATTTATTTCATCAAACCAGAAATGATTTTAAGACGAATGTTTTCGATATCCCTTTAGCAAATAAAGCAGTACGTCTCAAGGAATTACAGAAAATATATAACGATCCAAAGGTTAATAGGATTCTAAAAACCAAGTTGATCAAACAATTCAAAGATGAGATGCATGGTTATGAGATTCAGCTCTTGGATATTCAATTAAAGCAACTTGAAATTGAACGAATCAAAACAGGTGATGGAGATGGTGCAGATGATCCGACGCCAGTGAAAGTCACCATTCAAGTTGTAGATGCGAGTAAACAAGATGCCGAATATCAACCCGACGCTGAACGTGCCTCAGGCAAACTTTCTACAACTTCCGAATAAATTTCGTGCCTTTGTTGCAGGGTTTGGTAGTGGCAAAACTTGGGTAGGCTGTTCAAGCCTCTGCGATAAGTCTTGGGAATTTCCAAAAGTACCTTTAGGTTATTTTGCGCCAACATACCCGCAGATCAGAGATATTTTTTTCCCAACAATTGATGAAGTTGCATTTGACTGGGGATTGAAGACAAAGATATACGAATCGAATAAAGAGGTTGATCTGTACTATGGCCGCCAGTATCGCAGTACGGTTATTTGCAGATCAATGGAGAAACCGCAAACGATCGTAGGTTTTAAGGTTGGTCACTCTCTAATTGATGAACTCGATGTCATGAATAAGGACAAGGCTCAACAGGCATGG